AACAACGGCGCGGCGTCTGCGATGCGGCGTCTCGCAATCTCCGCGTACTTGTCGTCAATCTCGATTCCAATGAAGCGGCGTCCGGTTTGGATGCAGGCAACGCCGGTTGTGCCGGAGCCGCAGAAGGGGTCGAGGACAATCTCGCTTGGTGGCACGTATGAACACACCAGTTCTTCCATAAGTTCTACCGGCTTTTCATTTGGATGTAGCAGGGCATCACCTCCGATCCTCTGGTGACGAACGACGCTCTTTGGACGATCACCGTGGAACGTGTAACGACCCTTTACCGCGAACCATATTGTGTCGTGCTGGGGAGCAGGGCACCCGTTCAAGTCGCCCATCCCGTGGCCTACGCGATCCCATACCAGTTGTGATGCGACGTACAACCCAGACCATCCAATCGCCAATCGAAATGCTTCGGCGCTGTCCCATCGACAGAAGCACAGCGACAAACCTCCCGTAGCAATCACGCGGGCTGCGTCCGCGAGAAACCACACAAACGGGGCATCATCGTTTGCTATCTGATCAAACCGCTTTGTCTTATCAATCCGCCAGGCGGATTGATAAGACATTCCATACGGCGGGTCAGTCACCACCGCACCAACACTCCCCGCCGGGATCAGCGGAAGCACTTGAAGGCAATCGCCCGTGATAACGCACCATTGCGAACGTCCGTCGAGTACCGCTTGAATGTCTGGATGTAGAGTGTGCGTCTGCATTCATGCTCCTGAAAACCCGCCGCGAGCCACGAGCCCGCGGAGGGCTATATGTGCCACCCGTTGGGGCGACTACGTTCACTCAAACCGTGTGCGTGCCTTCAACGCCGCGCTGCATCCGTTCCCTTGTGCGCTTGTGCAACGCTCCCCGTGCGGCACTCAGGTAATCCAAAGCGATCTGGTTGTCCGCGCTCCTGTACGGCCCTCGCTGAAAGCCCTGGAGGCGGTCAATCAGGACCGCCAACAGCGCCTCGTGCGTGATGCCATTCACGCCGACTTCGTTGAATGGTCCGTTCTGGAAAAGCAGGATCGTTCTCGAAAACGAGCATTTTCCGAATGAACCAGCGGACGCGCTGGGGTTGTTCTCCGTGTCGAATCCCGTGATGTCGTAGCGGTGATTTGCGCCGCCGCTCCCGGGCTCGTCCATCACGGTGATTGTGAGCTGATCGTTCACAGGGTTGACGACGTGTGACGTAAGTTCTCGCATGGGGACTCCTGAAAAGTTGAAACTGAATCCGACAATCTCCCCCGCCCCATTTCTGAGGCGGGGTAACACCTCTACGCCCTCTCCACCTTCGCCAGCCTCGACGCCCACCCGTCGGGGTCCTTCGCCCGCGCGGCCTGCATCGAGACGTCCGCCTGCGCCTGCCGCACCGCCAACGCCTCCAGCTCGTCCCATCGCCTCCTGGTGTACAAATCCACCTCCATCGGAACCCCGCCCGCCCGCTGGGCGCCCAGGAGCGACACCAGCAGGGCGAAGGCGTTACGCACCCGCTTGGACTTGTTCCGCTCGCCCTCGCGTATCGCCGCGTTCACCCGCTCGACCGCCGCCGCCACCCGTGCCGGCTCGGCGTGCTGCCCGGTTGCCAGTTCCCCCGCTTTGTGTGCCGGCAGAGCAACGGCGACGTACCCACGCTGCTGCCAGTCGCGGATGGCCGCGGACAGCATCCGGGCCGATTGACCGGTCCTCCAGGCACGGACGAAGTCGGCGCCCAGTTCTTGCGCCCTCGCGCTCCCTACCTGCGCAATGACTTCTTCGCCTGGAGCGCTCAGAGGGCGCAGAATTCTGTTTTGTTCAGAAGAGCGCAGGAGCGCAGAGCGCTCTGCGCGCGCACGCGCTTCACTAGACGGCGCATCGGATGCACGTGCATTGCACATGGATTGCACGTGGATTGCACGTGCATCAGGAGGCCGGTCCCATCGCGCGCGGGAAGCCTTGCGTTTTGTCTCTCTCAGGGCGGCGGCGGCAGTGGCTTCGGCAAGTTTCACTGCAAGAGCCTGAGTGAGTGTGAGGCGGCCATCCGCACCACGGGTCCAAGTCAGAGCGAGCCTGGAGCACTCTGACCACTGCTGCGTAGTGATCCCAGCCACGGCGGCCAGGACTCCCGCGTCGTCGGGCAGTGTGCACGGTGGCACCTGCCGCCAGGCGTACCGAAGGAGTCGGCGGAATGCGCCGTCCTCGGTCGCTGTGAATCGCTCGGTCACCCCCGGGGGGGCGTACGGCGTGATGTCCAAGGGAAGATCGTCCATGATCAAGCCGGCGTGCGCCATATCTCAGACGTACGTCGGTTGGAGCCTTCCACCGCTCGCGCCTCACCGCGCTGCTTGGTAGTGCCGCGCTGTGTTGTGAGTCACAGCGCATTGGCTCCTTCTCAGTGGTTGTCAATCCCTTCCGCGAGGTTTCCCGTCGCGAAAGAGACGTCGGCCGTGGTCGGTGTGCGATTCGCCCGGATATTCGCCTAGGGCTCGCCCCATCGCGATGGGAACTCCCTCCGGGGTAGACCGACTTATGTTCCGCACTTCACGGGCTTTCGCCCAATCCCGCCCGCGCGGTTAGGCACGCGGGCGAGTGCACATTTCGTTTCACTACTAGCTGTCTTCACCAATCAGGCTGTTCAGTCACATTGGGCACCTCCTGTTCTTTTCCGAGAATGACCGCCTCGAGAATCGAACCCGAGACCCGCACTGGTGAGCCGCCTGTGTAACGACAACCCGTGCGGACGCCCTCGCGCGGCCACATCCATCACTTCGGCGGCGAGACGTACATCACGTCGCAGCCACCCACCAGTTCAATGCCTGACGGCAGTTGGCCGTCGTTGACCTTCGCGTATTCCTTCAACGCCTCCACCAGCAGTTTGATCTTGACGTCAGGCCGCGGCGGCGGTGTCGCCATGACGAAGCACTCGGCCGCGGGTTCGAACGACTCGCTGAACTTGCGGACGTCCTCATCCTGCCGCCAATCCGCCGAGAGCGGCTTGGCCCTGAACCCAACGGTTCCGTTGGCGAGCTTCACGCTCTTGGCCTTGCCCTTCTTCGCGTCGAGGGTTTCCCGCAACCAGTTCTCGACCTGGGCCCCGAATCTGGCCTTGATGCCGTCCCGCCTGCCCTTGATGGCCCTCAGCCTCGCGGCGTGCTGAAGCTCCAGCCGCTTTTCTTCCTCGTCCAAGCTCAGAACCCGCCCGACGTACCAATCGGCCAGCACCTCACCCTCGAACGGCACACCGCCCGCCCGCTTCTGATCCCGTTCGAGGTCTTCGGCCGCCCACTCCTGCTCCACCTGGGCCAAGTCCTGCTCCATCGCGTCTGCCATCTGCTCGTTCTGTTCGATCGCTTCCATGGTCATGCTCCTTTTGGTTTGGTTGTGAGTTCAGAAGGGAATCGCCGCCGACGCCCAATCGAGCCGGTCCGGGCTGTCCTCCACCATGGAGACCAGGACCCGGTACTTGTCGGTGGCAGCCTTGGCAGCAGCTTCGGCCTCTTCGGCGTGGATGCTGTCGTCGTACTCCGGCACCTTCGCGGCAGCCTCCAGGCCGTCCGCAAGGGCCGCCACTCCGCAGGCCCGCAGTTGGTGCGGGTCATCGGTCAAGGCCCTGACGTACCCCGCTACCGCCGCCTCCAGCCGTGCCCGCCAGTACGCGGGATGCTTGGGTGTCACCCTGGGCGACACCGGCCACGCGCACCGCCTGGGCTTGGGCGAACGTGGCGACGGCGCCGCCGACGGAGGTTGTCCGCCGGCGGCCCCGGGCGTGGTCTCGCGGTGGGAAGTCGCCGCGTGAGACACCGGCGGCGCCACGCTCGCCGATGTGCCCGGGACCGGAGTGTGGGGCTCCGGTGCCTGTGTGGGGGTCGTTGCGGGCTTGTGCCCGTTGGTTCCGTTGTGGTGACCGTTGCCGTTGCCGTTGGCGCCGTTGGCGCTATTTCTTCGCCGGATCACGAACTCTGCAATCTTTGGGGCGAGCGCAACATGCCATTGATCCGTCGGACCAGAAGCCATGTGCCTCCACTCGGTGGCCGCGATGCGCTGCCGCATGTCTTCCACGGTCAGGCCCACGCTCGCCAACTCAGCCTCCAGTGCTGCCGCCCGCTGACCGATCCGCTCCACGCGCGGTTCCTCGCTCTGCGGGGCTCCATCGCTCAGCCAGGCCTTGATCACCTTCGCGAACTCGGCCCCGGGCTGCTGGATCCGCTTGCGTGCAAGGTCGGGACAACGTGACTTTGTGACCGTGAGGGCGTTGCTGTCGTCCATCTCGCCGCACAGGTCAAACTCGTACTCCATGCCGTCCCGCTGCACGGGAGCCAGCCCCACCTTGCGAATCGTGGTTTTACCGGTCCGCTCGTCCTTATCCTGGACGTACTCCGTCTTGCTCCGCATCGTGCAGATGACGTGCATCCGGCAGTTCAGGATGGTGTCAATCATCTCGTTATGCTGCGGCGTGACGTCCCGCCACGCGGCGAACTTGTTTGGGTTGCGCGACGATGCCGCGTCTACCTGCTCCAGTGCCCCGCCCTTGCCGCTCCAGGCGTGCGAAAGGCTGTCGATGACCAGCACGGCGTACCCAGCATCCTCAGCGGCCCTGATGACTTTGCAATACTCCAGCGGACCGAACTCGGGCAGGTCATCAACGCAGTCGAAGTCGAAGATCCCGGCGTACTTGGACGCGCTCCCTCGCTCGCTGTCCATGACTGCGATTTTTCCGGACGCCCCGGCTAGCTCGGTGGCGATCGCAAGGGCGGTGTAAGTCTTCCCCGACCCCGATGGCCCATACAGCGCGATGCGGGCCCTGGACTGTTTCTTCGACGCTCGTTTAAAGGTAATACTCACAGGCGGCTCCTTTTGAAATCCTGACAGCCAACGCGGCGGTTCAGGCCGTGGCGGGCGTGCATGTCACCCGCTCCGGCGCAAACCGACGGTGGTTTACAGGCAATCCGTTTTCACCGATTCATTCATCGCAAGCTCCTTAAAGATCCACCAGAGGCGGCGGCGCTCGGGCCCCGAAGGACGCAGGCGGGGCCCTCGCGTCAGCGCCTACAGGGCGCCAAGAGAGAGGAGAGAGACAAGATCATGGGGTGGGCCATCCGCAGGGGTGACAGCGCAGAGGCCCGGCGGGCGTCTGCGTCAACAGGCGATGGCAGTACGGGCACGTCACGGGGGCCGCGGCCTTGCGGCGTAACACATTCCCTGCGCGCCCCGCAACGATGTCGTGCGTGTACTCGCCCTGCCCAAGCCGGACGAGCGGCACGTCCGCCGCGTCAATGTCGGCCAGGAGCGCCGCGTCCGCCCGCCGCGGGTTGACCTGCCCGGTTGGGTGCCCGCCGTCGCGCCGTGTGGGGTGCTGGTTCATGCCGCACCGCCTTCCGCGTCCGACGATTCAATCGTCAGCGTGTGATAACACGCGCTGCACAGGTCAACGCCCTCGGCGTCCTGCTTCGTCGCCTTCGCACCGCAGCCTTCGCACTTCGGGGGCGAGACGGCGGCGTGCAGCAGCCGTCCAAGCTGCCGGGCCATTTCCTTGATTTCGCGGGGGGTGGCCTTCGCTCCGTCGGCCAACTCAGCCAGTCGATCGCGGGTCAACACAGGCGGCTCCTTCGAGCCAGCCCACCAGAGCGTCGAGCAAGCCGGTCACATCGGCCCCTTTTCGGGCCGCGTTAGCAGCCGCGGCCAGCAGGCCAGCGACTGCGGATCTGTCCACCAAGTTTGATCCAGTAATCGGCATTACTGGACACAACTTGGTGGCTTGATCCCGGCTGACTCGTCCGCCCTGAGGGGCTGGACTGGTCAGCAACTCACGATCAAACGCCGCCCTCCGATCTGATTCGATCGGTAGCGACACCTGTAATCCAGCCGAAGGGGCAGCGTTTGATTGTGAGTTGCGGGGGTTCGGTGTCGCTGGTACATCTTCGGCCCACATCCCGGTCGAAGTCAAGTCTTCATGAACACATTTTTCATTTTTTTGTGGCCAGAGTTCAGGCAGCAGGCTCAGGGCCGCCGCCTGTTCTTTGAGCGATGCGTCGAAATACCGATCCGCCACGCTGATCGTGTGGCGCATGAGAAAATCCACCATGCGCGGGTTCACGTTCGCGGTGATCAGCACGGTTTCAAAGAACTTGCGGGCCGAATGCGGAGAGCAGCGCCGCCCGCGTTCATCGAGCTCCACCACACCCGCGCGGTCGCGGTCAACCCGGAACGTCGTTCGGGGTGGAATGGTTGAGAAGACAGGATCCTCTTTCCCACTGGGAACCTGCCCGCGCCACTCACGCAGCAGCCTCGCCGTCTCGGGCGCAATCGCAATCTCGACGCGCCGCCGGTTCTTGTGCTGGTTTGGTAACCACAGAATCGACGGGATTTCCCCATCCAGAAGCAACTGGCCCCATCGCCACTTCGCGGGCTCGTCCACGCGAAGGCCCATCGAGAACAGGCAATGCCAGTACAGGGCGCGGTTGCCGCTCGCGCGTCGGTCGGTCTGCTGGCGGATCATCGCCTCACGCACAATCGCCCGTGCTTCCGCGACCGTGCAGGCCCTGGAACCTTCCGCGACGTCGGAATCGGCCGCGACCGCCAGCGCCAACGGGTCTTTCGGGAGCTTGCCGGACGCGACGAGGTAGCGAGTGAACGAGCGGAAGCAGGACAGACTGGCGTTGTAGGTCGCGGGTTTCCAGTTGCGGGACCGGCGCTGCTCGCCGAGGTATCCCGAAATGGCGTCATAGCTCAAGTGGGAAACATCGGTCCACCCGGTTTCACGGACGGCGGCCTCGACAGTGGACCTGAACTTTTCGATGGATCGCGCACGCTTGTTGCGATCGCCCAGCCACGCGAGCCACGCCTCCATTCCGGCGTTCAGGCTGTTGTGCGCCCGCTCGATGCGACCGGCCACAGCGTTACCGCTCGGAGGCGGTGGCGCCGGGGGCGCGAGTTGCACGGCCGGGTGTCCCACGCCTGAAAGATAGCGTCGGTCCGCCCGCCCGCGCGCGGCTTGCTTGATGGCCGCCGCCACCAGACGCCAGAGCCCGCGCGCAGAATCACCAGGCCCCCACTGGAGGTCAATACGAATCCGGCCCATGCAGTTGGCCCCGCTTCGCCCCGAAACACACTGGCGGCGATCGGGGCCGCCCAACCCGCACCCTCAATTTCCCAGATGCGCCAACTTACCAGCCGTTCCTGTTCACCGCAACATGAAATGTGCGTGAAAATGGTTACAGTGGGCAAGGTGTGGAAGATCGGTGGACTAGGGGAAATGTGCTGCCGGGGAATGCCGCGCACGATCGCACCAAAACGACAACACCCCCGCTGCTAATACGGGGGTGATGCTGCTCGTAAGGGAAAATTGCGCGGGGCGGATTTGAACCGCCGACCTCCAGGTTATGAGCCTGGCGAGCTGCCGGGCTGCTCCACCGCACGAGGAATGCTAGGCGGTGGGGCAGGCGGGACGACGGCTTGCCTGTTGCGAATGAACTTGTCTACCACCCGATGGAACTCACGCTCCCAGAACTTCTTCGGGTAGTGGTCAGACACGCATTGGTCAATCCAACGAAACGATTCGTAGTACCTTGGATCCTGGAGGCGTTCCGCCAGACCGCGAACGGGCAGGTATTCGGCCATGCGCACAGTTTACGCCCTCCAAAACGACAACACCCCCGCTCGTAAGTCGGGGGTGCCATCGCTTCACACGCTCGCAGTCCGATAGTACGCGCGCCGGAACGTCCCCGCCCTCGCTATCCTCTGGCAGGACCGCACCAGGCCAGGACGTGCCGCGACCTGTGGGAGTGTTGGATGCGCCTGATTCCGCTCGCTCTTGCCGACACTAATGCCGTCACTGTTGCCGTCACAATTGCCGTCATTCTGGCCGGCTGCGCCACCCCGTACAACTCCGCGTACAAGGACTTCATGCGCTCCCGGCCGCTCCAGCGGACCGCCGCGGCGACGGTGTACGAATGCTCCATGCAGGACCTCGCGGCGTCCCAGGAAGCCGGGCGGACCTACACCCAGGTCCAAGGGCTCGGACCCGCCAGCGTGTGGACGCGTGAACAGTCGATGCAGTACAACCGGCGGATCCTGGAGCCGCTGAAGTACCAGCACCCCGACGAACTCTGCATCGTCGGCCAGCTCAACATTCTGGCCGATCACCTTGTCGCGTCCACCGACAAGGGGCTCCAGAACTTCGCGCAGAGCAAGGGCGCCACCGTTGTATTCCTCGCCTGCGATTACGCCGGGCAGACTCGGGAACAGGCGTGGTGGTCTACGAACATGGCCATCGCGGAATCACACGACCATTACGCCGTGTCGGCGGTGTTCTTCGCGCCGCGCGATGCGGTGGAAGCGGCCAACGATGCGGGGAGCAAGTGATGACGTCTTTTAACCGTTTCCGTCTCGCCGTCGGCGCCGCCCTCGTGGTCGGCGGGTGGGGAACCACCCAGTACGCTCGCGCACAACAGGAGTCCGTCAAGACGGATGATGGCACGCGCACGCTGGTTTGGCTCGGGAAAAACCGCGAAAACTCACGCCTTACCGACTGGTATCCGGTGGGCAGCCGCAGCATCTTCGCCGGCGGTGTCATTGCAATGATGCTTGGGTCGGCGATTGCTGTGCACGCTCTTTCGCGGCCTGTTGCAAAGCCGGCCGAGCTTTCCTGAGCACTTCCGAAAACTGCGAACGGTCGCCGACCAGAACATCCTGGTAGTACCGATTTGCCGCCACAACCGCCTGCCGGTCCTCTTCCCTCATCCCCTTGTAAAACTCGCCTAAGTCCGCGTGGTTCAGCCCGTGCAGCGGCGCCATCGCCTTGAGCGATGACTGAAGCCCCTCGCCGGTCCCGCCCCACTTCACGTATTCCACAAGGTACCGAACCGCGGCGTTCTCGTCCTTGAAGCGCATGCTTTGCTTGAGCATCCGCAGGGCGTTCGCACGCGCACCGTCCGCACCATCAACGCCTGTTGCCAGCCCCTTGCTGGCCCGGAATCGATCCTTTTCGTCCAGGATGCGGTAGTAGGCCGCTTGGTCTGGGTCCGAACGATACAGGACGGCGCCGGCGGCCTTCTCGGCCATGCTCACACGCTGGTCCGACGGCTTGCCAGTGGCCCAGCGGTACACGTCCCCCAGCTTCCACGCATCGGCGATGTACTCAAGACGGTCATTGTCCGCGTTCAGCCGCCGCGGCTTCGTTGCGTCCGGATACAGGGTCTTTTTCACTGCCAGCTCAAAAGGCATCTTTGCCTCGGGGCGGATGCCCTGCATGACCTTGTTGATTGGGCTCTTGAGATAGTCGGCGCCGACTTCCTTGAGCGTCCGCCGCCCGTTGAGCACATCCAGCAAGTCCTGATCGACTGCGTCCGCGCCGAACCACTCGAGAAAATCACCCGAGGTTCCAAGCCGGTTGAAATACCGCACTTTCCCCGATTTGTCTTTCCCGAGCACCACATGCACCTGCCGCTGAAGTTCGGGCGGGAGGCTCTTTTCCTCGTCCGGGAACATCGTGTGATTGAACGCCTGGGTGAGCGCGCGTGCGCCGTACACGAACAGGGCGATCCGCCCGAGCCTCATTGCCAGCAGCGGAGACCGCACCGCCAGCGCCGGGATCAACGTCTTGGCCGTCGCCGCCGCCAATCCGTTGTCGCGGGCAAGGTTGCGGATCCCGCGAATGTACGTACGTGCGTTTAGTTCCTGGAATGACCAGAACGGAACCACGTGAGACCGCATCCACTGCCCCGCCGGAGTGACGTCCGCGTAGTCGCCCAGCAGATCGGCCGAGAGCCGGTACGCCTTGTCCTTGGGATCCAGAATGCCCGTAATCTCCTCGGGCGTGCTGGCGCCGAAGTTTCGTGGGGTTCCCTTGCCCTTCCCGACTTGGTCAAGGTAATCGAGGTAGGTGGCATACCGCAGAATCGATTCGCGGAAGTTCGTCGCAACGCCGGCTTTTTCCCAATACCCGGACCACAGCCGCCGCGGCAGATCCGCCACGGTTGAAACCCCCAGCTTTTGCCGCGATCGATCAATCAGCCTTGAAAGCCGCTGGAGTTCCGGGACGTCGCCGATTTCATTGACCTGGATGAGCGAGGCACCGCCACGGTCGGCCCAGTCCCGCACGCTCTGCGGCGCCCGCTCGTCCCGCCCATACAGCTTCGCGAGATGGTCAACCGCTTCGGGAATGTACCGCAGCGAGGTTGGGTTCAGCGACAACACCTTGTCAACTTCGGAGGCGTTGCGGAGGTTGTACCGCAGGATCGACTGCGGGGCCTGCAACTGCATCCGCTTCCACCAGTTCAGAGTTTCTTTAGCCACCCGCGACACCGGGCCCGGCTTGTCCATCACGGAAATCTGTTCGAGCTGGCGGGCGACCTCGCGAGGCACCACGATGGGCGGGAACTCGCTCCCCATCGCCAGTGCGGTTTTTACCTTGTCGATGGGGACTTGAATACTCGGGGCCGTTGTCAACGCCGCCTGTGACGCGACGTTTTCAGGGATCGTGAACACGCTGAACATCGTGCGGCCGGGACGCAGCGCATATTCCTCGTGGGTCTTGGGGATGAGCGTCTTCCAGTCCGCGACACCCTGAGCCTTGGCGTCCGCCTTGACGTCGGCGGCGATGTCGTACTTTGCTTTGACGCGAGCCAACGCCTTGGCAATCTGGGCGTCGGCGTGCATCTGGTTCATGACCTCCCACTCGGCCTCGATGTAGTTGGCGTTGATGTCCAACTCCGACCCCTCGCGCTTCTTGAGAAAGCCGCGATTCATCGGGGTCTGCGCCCGCTTGCCCACGCCAAGCCCCGCCGCCTCCCGCTGCTTCAGCCGCGCGTAGTACAAGACCTGATGCCGGAAATAATCATCCCGGTTCAGGCGGCTCGACAGGTCGGCCCCCACGGATTTCATCGAGTCGAGGTAGTCTTTTTTGACTGCCTCCCATGTTCGCCGCCGCCGCTCGATCGCCTTCGCAACCGCCGGCACCTTGGCGACAGCGGCATCGACCACCGCCAAGTCTCCGGCGGCGGTCTGCTTCGTGAACCCGAACGGCAAATCCCCATCGGTCTTCGTCAAATCGTCCAGCACAACCTTGCGGGTGAAAAGGTCATATTCGCCCGGGCTCAGATCCTGGACAATGCCATGCAGATCCCGCTCGGTGCGGTCCGCCGCTACACGCTTGGCACTCTGCATGGCCTGCACGGCCGATCGGGCCTCGCCGAACTCTTCCGTTCTCGGAAGCTCCGGCAAGGCTCCGCGAGTCGTTTTCTTGATGACGTCCTCGGCGAGCCCTCGCAGCTTGTCGATCGGTGACAGCTTGCCGATACCCTTCTTCGCTTCTTGCCAACGTGCCTCGGTCGCGGGGTCCGTAAAAGACACCTTGGGCACGGGCGCCGACGGTCGCCGTCTCGAGAACGGCAGCAGCACCGCACCTCGACGATCACCCCCGGCGCCACGCTTGCCGGCGCGGCCGCGCATTGCCGGTGCCTCCGTCACGTCAGGGGCGGCGCCTTCGCCGCGTGCTTTCTCGGCAAAATACGCCTCCACGTCCCGCATCTGCCGCACAATCATCCGCCGCTGTTTGGTCAGCGCGGCGTTTTCTTCAGCCACTGCTTTTTTCTGGTTGTAGAGGTTCCGGCTCCAGTCTGTGAAGCCCTTCGGGTCTTTGGGCTTGTTCTTTTCGGTCTCCTCGACATTCGCAATGTTGCGTGCGATTTTGGCATCCAACTCTGCAATCATGCGGTCCGCTGTACTTCGCGCCTTCTCTACAGATCCCATCTTTTCCGCAAACTGAACCATTTTGGGATCGCGCTTTTTAGCCTTTTGTGTCTGCTGTGAAACGGGCTCATTCACAGCCATCGCGCGTTCGTCAGCCTCTACCCGCTTGGCCCTCTCGGCCTTGGCAGAGTCTGCCAGCTTCCACACGGTGTTTGATGCGGAGAAAAGCGGCTTGTCTTCAGACTTGTTGAGTTTTCGCAGTTCTGCAATTGCCTCAGTGACAGCCTCAGTTTCTCCGTTCGCTGCCGCCGCCTCCAGCTTTCCCCGCAAGGATTTACGAAACGCGGTGGGATCCGCGTCCTTCAGTTCTCCGCTACGGATCCGACGCAGTGTGTCGGCGAGGTAGTGAACTTCCTTAACCAGTGCGTTTTCTGCACCCCCGGCGCCACGCTCGGACGTAACCGATTCGGCAGAAGGAGGGGGACTGCCCACGGGCGCCGGGGGTTGATTCGGTGGTTCGCCGCCGCCGTCACCTTGGCGGCCTGCGTTTTCCGTACTGTTCGCCCTTTTCACCAGGTCCGGGTAATCGGCGAGAACTTCGGGGGGAACCGGCTTGCCTTCGTCAATAGCCCGACTGACGGATACTTTGTGCGCGTAGGCGGAATACGTGCGCGACAACTCGCGGGCGCGGGCGTCAGCGTCGATAGCTTCCGAAACCCTCACGTCGCGTTCACCGGGGCGAAGTTGTGAAACCACCCCGCCCGGGGTTGATCGCACAAGCGACTTTGCCCTTTTCATGGCGGCTTTACTGGCCGCTGCCGCCTCTTTGATCTTTGCCGCGCCTTCGATGCGGAATGCTTCCCGTGTCATCTCCCACGGCTCTTTGGCCAGAGACTCGACCTTGTTCCCAGTGTCGGGAGAATGGTCTGGGGGCTTAATTGCAGGCGTCGGTTCCTCGGCTTCGCTCCTTGTCTTTCCCAGATCCGGGTAGTCGGCAAGGACTTCGGGGGGGACTGGCTTGCCTTCGGCGAGAGCCTCTTGGACGCGATCGCGGTGCATTCGAGCCCAATACCGCTCGTAATCCGCAACCTCATTCTTTGACCGCACGGGCGAGTTCCCGTATGACTTGACGGCCATGTCTTTGGCGTACTCCGCCCGCATCATCTGCCACGGCTCTTTGGGTGTACCCTCTGCGGATGCGTCACCCTCCAACGCACGACCAGATTGATTGGAACCCGGCGGCGTGGACGCGCGTGTACGACTATCAGTTGTGCTCGCTGCCTCCGCAGTATTACGTGCCACTTCTTCCGGGGGTAAGTCGCGACCAGGTGATTGACTGTCTGACTGAGGCGCAGATCGAGGAGCTTCGGACTCAACACGAGGCAGCTTTGCATCCGCCTGCGGCTCGGGCGTTGGCTCGCGTGACGTCGGCGGCGTCATCGTCGTGGTGTGCTCGGGCGCATACCCGGGGTCACGCACCTGGGCCGAATACCGCCTGCTGACGTCGCGGAAGCCCTCGGCGTCCGCTGCTGCCCGCGCCGCTCGCGCGGCCCCGATTTCCGACACCGCCATCTTGCCCAGGCCTGCCGCCGCTCCAGGCAGCGCCAAACCGGCGCCAAGGGCCGCGCCGTGCATGGTCGCCTTGGCGACGTCGCCGACGTCGCCGCCCTCCAGGGCGGCATGTGCACCGCTGAAGGTGCCGACGCCAACCGCGCCGCCGAGTTCTGCCCTGACCGCTCCGGCCACCGCCGGTCCGAGCTTGGATTCAACAGCGGACAGCATGGCGTTTGTTGCGGGCGCGTTCAACACCGCGGCTGTCGGCCGGTGTGCAATCACCAGCGAAGCGATCGCTTTGGGCTCCAGCAAGCCGGCAGGCATCCCCGCCAAGTCGGCCGCGAAGCTCACAACCTTGTGCCTCGCCTCAGCCGTCGCCGCGTTCTGTGCCATCGCCTGCTGATCTTCCGGAGTCAGCCCGAGCGCCCTAGTCGCGGCCCCCTCGTCGGCTGCAATGGCCCTTGTAACCGGTCCGGACGGCGGCGGCATGTTGCCCGACAGAAACGCCAGTGGATCACCTTCGCCCGCCATCATCCGCAGGAAATCGCGCCAGCCCTGCTCGGTGGCCGCCACGCCCCCGGCAACGGAGCCGCCCAGGCGATTGACGAACGCCTGCCGCAGGCCTTCGTCCGGCATGTTGGCCGCCTGCTCCTGCCCCGCCTGCTGCATCTGTTGCCGCACGTCGGCGATCCGCCGATCTTGCGGGGAAAGCTGCTCGGGCATACCAACCACCCGGAGCGGCCCGCGTGCCCCAGCACCAACGTTGGCCCTCTGTGCCCTGACGGCGTCAAACGCCGCCTGCCGCTGCTCGTCGGTCATGGGAACGGCAGGCACGTGCGTGGATGGCTCCTGTTGCCCGTAATCCTCACCAAAGTCGTGCGATACCGCGTCAGGTTCCGGCGGCGCCGTGGTCCTCATCTTGGATACAAGGCGATCGGTCACCGACCCTGCCGCCAGCGTGGCAGGATTCGAGCTTGCCGACTGGCCCCGCAACTTGCTGACGAGTCGGTCCGTAATCGATTCGGTTACGCTCATGATCCGCCCAGACGACGCTCAATCTTTCGCATCCGCTCGACCGCCGCGTCGTCGTTGGCATCGAACGGGGTTCCGAACAGGTCTTCGTACGTGCTCAGCAGCTTCTGTTCCTGCGCGTCCAGATCAGGCACCGCCGGCGAATCCGCCACGTCGCCCCGCATTTGAGCCGCCGCCGCGGCGCGGTATGCCCGGACACGGTCACGCGCATCCGTCACCCGCCTCTGTGCGTCGTCATACCCGCGGCGCGCCTTCTTCGCAAGCTCCTCGTCCCCGAACGATGAATCCAGCTTTTCAACCATCCTCTGGGCCTTGTCCCGGTCTTCTTCGGCCTGCTTTACATCGTCGATCGCCTGCAAATAGTCGGGGTTGTTCTGCCAGTCGCGGGATAGCTGCGTGCGCCCCGTGAGGTTTTGCGGAAGCTGGTTCGTCAACCCCGCGTCCCGGGCGTCCGCATAGTCCGATTCGATCGTCTTTTCCTGTTTGCTCGTGCCGCTGCGGAGCCGCTGCAATGCCACGACGCCGCGCAGCTTGGACAGTTCCTTGCGCTGCTCAGCCCTTCGTCCCGTGAGGTTTTCAAAGGTCATTTTCTTCATGACCTCGAACCCCGCCTCCGGGTCGTTGATGTCCAACGAATGCTGCACCAGGTCCCGCAAGTCCGGGTCCGCCAGCGCACCGGGCGACACGCCGCCCGCCTTGGCTTCCGCAAGGGCGCCAGCCAGCCGGCGGGAACCAACCTCAGATTGCAGGATCTTCGCAATGACCGGTTGTGCCTTCGGGTGTCCTCGCTCGACCAGGTCTGCGATGTCCTTGAGACCGGGCCCCAGCGAGCCGGGCTGATCCGGCACCAACATGGACGGGTCCGATGACCCGCCAAACCGGCCCAGCATCATGCGGTTCTGTGCCCGCATCGCCTCGCCGGCGGACGTCTCGGCGGCCTGCCGGTCCTCAAACTCCTGTTGCAGACGCTGCTGCACGTCGGATTGCAGCCCGTAGTTCAGGTCAAACTGCCGGGAATGCTCGGCATCGCCGAATAGCCGCCGGAGCATTTCGGAATCCCAGTGCGCATTGGACGAGTCCTGCACCTGCTGGCGGAACGCATTATCGCGCGCGGCCTCTTCCTGCTGCCACGCGAACCGCTGGCGGTCGAAGTCCTGCTGCTGCTCAGCCTGCCGGATGGAATGGCCCAGGCCCATGCCCCTCAGCCACAGTTCCGCGCCCGAGGTTGTATCGATCTGGCTCATTCGGCTTCGTCCTCGTCATCCCCCAATCAACACGAAACCCACCCGCACCGCCGCGGACGCCGTGGATGGGTTGTACACCGCCAGCGCCGAAACCTTCGCCGCCACTGTCGAGCCGTCGCCCCACAATGCCGGGAAGCCGGCAGAATCGCCGACGTCGGTGGCAACCGTGGGGTGTACCAGCGCCTCGTCCTCGTTCAGTTCCCAGAACGTGTGGCAGCTCAGCTTGTGGGTGCGCCAACGCGGGTTGCTGCTCATGTCGCTGGACGCCACGAACTTGACGCCCACGTCAACGTTCCCGGACTGATCGGGCAGCCACAGCCCCGCGTACGAAAAGCTGGGCCTGTCGGCGTCGTAGGTCCACAGCAACACCTTTTCGCCAACCGCCACGGTGTAGATCGTGGGCGGGACGATCAGCTTGGGCGTTACCTCGACCTCCTTGACGGAGGTAACCAGCGAGCCCCAGCGGACGGCCGGGTCTGTGCCCTGCTGAAACACGCCTGCCTGAAAGACGTTGAGGTAACCACTCATCTGTATCCACCTCCACCGACCCCACGAGCCCGCGCGTAATCAACCGGCGGATACCCGGGGGTCTGCTGACGCTGCGCCCAAAGCTGATCCCAGGTCATGGGCTGCTGCTGGGCCTGCTGACCGGAGCCGCCGGACGACTGCGCCGCCTGTGCGATTGCTGCAATGCCGCTTTCGCTCGCGCCGCCCCCGCCGCCCGCCATTGACAACCAATCACCCATTTCAGCCTCCCGTGGTTGGGTTCATGAAATCCGGGATTCTCTGCCCGTTGTAGTTGCTGTACTGGGTCGGCGCCGCGCTCCCGCCGCTGCTCTGGCCGGAACCGCTGAAAAGGCTGTTCCAGTCAACCGACGACTGCCGCCCGCCGGTGTATCCGCCCAAGGCGCTCAGTGCATTCCCCCAGGTCTGACCTGCAGCGCCGCTCGGGCTCGCCCCGCTGAAATAACTCCCGGTCGATCGAGCCAGCCACGGGTTGAGCCCGCCGCCGCTCAGAATGTTGGTGTTGAGTCCCAGCGCCTGCTGGCGGAACCCCGCCGCCCGGTCCTGACCGCCCAGGAGCAGGCTTTGACGCCCGCCCGACCGCTGGGTATCCAGCCCGAGCGTGTTGCCCATCAGGCCCGTGCGCAACTGGATCTGCCGGTCCCCAAGCTGGCCCAGCGCGTCCTGACGCCCTTCAAGGTTCGAACGCGCGTTGCTGGCAAGCTGGTTCCCAAGCACGCTCGACGCGCCCAGGCCCCGCGCCATCAACCGGGCTTCCGTGAGCCGGTTCACACCCTTGAGGCTCCGGTCAGCGTCCCGGTTGATGCGGGTGCGCTCAGACTCGCCGAAGTTCTGGGCCTGCCGCTCAATCTCGCGCGACTGGCCCAGGAGCCGGTTGGTGTCCAGGTCCCACGCATTCAAGGCCTGCCCACTCTCGCGGGTGGCCTGATCGGTCAACTGGTCGTACTGCCCAAGGATCCCGGGCCCAAGGGTCCGGTAGGCCTCAAGATCAAGCTGCCCCGGCACCTCTGCGTTGTTGGCAAGGTCCTTCCGGCGAGCCAGCAGAGAGTCGATGTCGACGCCCGCCTGCTTCGCCGCGGCCTTGTCGTATCGCACAACCGGGGTTGCATTCACGCCGGCTTTGCCGCCGCCATACAGGCCGCTCTTGCTGTACTTCGCCAGCGAGGCGTCAATCTGGGCGATTTCGTCAGCGTTGGCCCGCTGGGCCGCCGGGTCCTTCGAACGCCCGATCAGGCGGTCAACCTGATCACGGGGCAGGGTCGCCCGCAGGATCGATTCCGCCTTGTCGGGCCCGTAGAACAGCGCCAACTGCCGCGCCATGCCGACGTTCAGGTTCGAAAGGTCAAAGTCCCGCTGCTCGCGCCCGGCCTGAATCTGCGACTTGGCGACGTCCTTGTTCGCCTGCGCGCCGATCGCCGCGCCCGCCACGCCGCCGATTGCTCCAAAGATGTCGCCCATGTGATCACGTCCAAACGGTGCTGTCGCTTGCGGGTTTATCTGCCGGTCCCATCACGCACGCGCGGATGTACCGCGTCTGCGCTCCAGAGCCGGCGTCTACGTCAAATGAAAGTGCGCCGTTGTTGGCGGTCAACAGCAAATACGCCTTGTTCGCCGAAACTGTCAACAGTGACGAGCCGGTCACGATCGACACCGTCTGCGAGCCGTTCGGGGCTCCCTCGCTCGTGGTTGCAATCCAGACCAGCACCACGTAACAGCCGCTGCACGTCGCGCCGCCGGATCCCGTCACCTGCACCGTGAACCGCCGCACGTTGGCGCTCTCGTCCCCCACCGTCACGCTCGCGACCAATGGAGGCCTGCCGATCAGCCTCGCCGCCGTCGCGGTCCATTGGCGGATGCCCTCCCACGTGAGCAGAAGTTTCGCCGCCACCGCCTGGGGGATGATGTTCGTGAATGCCATTTACGCCCCCTCCCTGGTGAACTCCCTCGGGGGCGGGATCTTGGAACGGTCGTACCACGTGCCCGCGTAATGGTGATTCCCGCACGCATGATCGGGCCAACGGGTGACCATCCGGTGATTGCAGTACGCAGGCAGGGGGTTGAAGAGCTGCCACGGGAAGCACACAAACTCCGCGTGCCTCGCCAGTGCGGCGTTGAGGTAATAGGGGCCCGTCACCTGGAGGATCGGCAACCAACGCCGCTCCGGCGGGATCGACCCCTCCAGCCGCGGGAGCGGTTCGGCACGGCGCCGGCGGATCAGGTTCGCCGCCCGGGACAGAAGCGACTTGGGCCGCTCCACCGGGGCAATGCCCTTCCACAGATCCCGCACCGCGCCCCACACCGCCGGGTGATTGACCGCAGCGCCAAAGAGGTAGTTCCCCGGGCACGGCCCCCATTCGTCGGCACAGAACAGCCGCACGCCCTCCAGGAGCGGGTTGATCGCTTCGAAGGGCTCGACGTCCAGGTCGGCGTACACGCCGCCGTAACGGGCAACGAGCTCCATCCGCAGGATGTCGGAGCGTGCCGCCCACGCCGCGCGGGCGCCGAACCACCGCTCCGCCCAGTGGAAGGCATAGCGGTTGATGATCGGCGGGTGCTCCTGAATCGACGTCCAGGGGCCGCGGTGCGCGGTCGGTCGGTCGGTCCAGAGGATCAGATCCCATTCGGGGTGATGCTTGCGCCACGCGCCCGCGTACCCGATGAGCTCTTCGGGGATGGGCTTGGTCCCAAGCCACACCTGATGAATCGTCTTGGGGATCAATCCGGCACCGTCACAGTCCCCCCGTCGTTCTCGGGGTCTGCCGGCGTGCTTCCGGCACCGCTCACGGCGCCGCTCGCGTAGTTGCCGTAGGGCACGCTGCCAGCGCCGGGACCGCTCACAGGGCTCCCGCCCGTGTTGCTTCCGCCGCCGCTGCTGCCCACCGGGACCGAGCAGGGCGTACCGACCGCCAATGCGGGCTTCCACCCAGACCGCGACAGGGGCCGCCCGGTGCGGACGTCTGCCTCCAGGGCCTCGAAGACCAGATCCTCAGCGGCCGTTGCGTTGCGCAGCTTCAGCGCCAGCGCGGATCCCCGCTTGCGGACATACACCCGCTGGGGATTCTGGGGCAGCGTGAAGGTTCCCAGCGACCAACGCTCCGTGCTGTCGTATGCCGCTTCGGCGGTCTGGCCGCCGTAGACCGTCAGCTCCGCGTCTCCGGAGTTGACGCCCAGAACCCCGTACACATGGTCAACGATGGTGTCATTGTCGTAGGGGTCTTCGTCCACGAGCGTCAGCGTGAAATACCCATCGATGGCCGTGGTGCCGTAATCGCTCCGGCTCCCATCATCCACGAACTCGACCAGATGCCCGTCCGAGGTCCCGATGATCACACGCCCCTGCCAGATGGCCGCGCACGTGGGAGTAAATGGGTACTGCTCGGGGAAGAACCCGCCCGCGCCAGCCTCGTACCCGCCCGTCCGCTCGTCATACCAGAAGTGCGTCGAGCCCGATTCCTGACTCAGAAAGATGTGCAGTCCGTGCCGCGCGGGGTCGCGGATCAGCGTGACCTGATAATCAGACCGGTACACCCGGGGGTACTGGATCAGTTCTGTGAGCACGTCACGAGAAATCGGCGTCGGGCTCGCCCCCGGCTGGGCCAGATACAGGCCCTCTGGGCAGTGCACGACGTTCAGCCCCTCGGACGCCGTCGTGATGGCATTGAGCCCGCTGCACCCGTTGGACTGGCTCAGCGGCACAAGCTGCCCGGCTTCCGCAGGATCGCCCAGCAGCACCGAAAGGCTGTTGGTGCAGCCGATCAGAAGCGCATTGGTCGAGCTGACGCAGAGTGCGACCACCGCATCCGCCACAGCCTGAGTCCGTCCCACACCCACCGCCACCGCCCGGCCTTCCTCAAGCTCAGCGGTGTCCCACGTGTTCGGCTCCCCGATGGCGCTGGCATACAGGTTGTTCGTCTCATCTTCGATGCCGCCGAGCCAGATCCGCCCGCTGTAGCTGCAAACCACGCTGGCCTTCGTGGTGCCTGCACCGTCGGCGCCGGGGAGGCTTCCGGACGACGCTGTCCAGGCCGCGACCGTCCGCGCCCCGGGGTCGATGTCGATGGCCTTTCCACCCCCCACCGCGTACACGTGCCCGTCGAGGGTGTCCATCGAGACTTGGCAGGTTGTCGGAAACGCCCGCGAACCCAGCCGCTCGAATCCGTTCCCGTAGTTCGCCCACACGTCCCCGCCCACCACGATGACCAGGACGTCCGCGATCGTGGTCGAGGTGAGCCCCACCTCCGCGTACGTCGCCTGCCCGATCGTGGCCCCATCGACCGCCGACACGAAGCCCCAAGCGGTCTGCGCGCTCCAGTCGTCACTGGTCTCCGTGACCGACAGTTCCGCGCCGCTGGTCTTCACCACGGTTGCCTTGATTTCGTCGGCCGTCAGACGCACGACCAGCGTGAAGGACTCGGACGCCCCCAGCCCGTGCGCGGTTGTCTGCAGCGCCGAGCCCGTCACCCCCACGGTGATTTTGCGGATAATGAGGTTGCTTCCCTCAATACCGACCTCGTAGCCCGTGCGTCCGTCGAGCGAGCCGCGGACGAGGACCTTGATGTTGTGCGAGTAGGCCTGCAACTGGCAGCGGATTTCAACCTGCGCAGGCAGCGTCACGCCCGGGTCCCAGAAATCGCGCGTGGTCCCCGCGTGCGTCAGAACCCCAGAAGTTGCATCGAGCGTCCAGGCCATGGTTTATCCGCCTTCGTCCTTCCGCACCAGCGATTGCCCCCGCTCGGTCAAGCGCACCAAATCCTCGGTCAGCTTGGCGTGCCGCGCTTCCCTGCTCTCGGCGGCGGTCTCGAGTTCTGCAAGCCGGTCCATGATCCCCTGGACCACCGGCAGCGTCCGCTCGATCGCCGCGGCCCCCTGCGTCCTCAGTTGCTCCTGGGCGGTCCGCTGCCGCTCGATCTCCAGCCGGGTGTCCCACAGCGGCTTGAGCTTGCTCACCCCCCACGACACGGCCCAGGCCGTCGCTGCGAGCATGAAGGCGATGACCGCCAGCACCATGCTTTCGCGCGAAAGGTTCATAACGTCGCCGACGGGTTGCTGCATGAGATCCCTCGTGGATGTGGTCGCCGTGAACAAATCGGCGCCCGCCGCGTTCCCGCCGCAGGCCCGAGGTACGCAGAGAAAGGAATCACTTGCCCGCGGGTCGCTTGTCGAGGCCCTTTTCCTTCAGCAACTCGGCCACGTCGTCAAGGTGCAAGCAATCGCACATGCACGCGCCCGTGTTGGCGTTTTGAATGGCCGCGATGGACCCGTTGCAGTAGTCGTTGCCAGGTGTGGCACTGTGCAGCACCCCGACGGCAGTAATCTGCCCGTCGTGAGAAATTTGCACGATCTTGTCCCCGTTCTTTGCTTCTCGTCCGTTTCGGTAATGCATGGTGTATCCCTTCGCTGGTTCGGTCCTGATGCTTGATGTGTGGGGGGAAGCATCAATACCCCCATGAAATCTACTTGCCGGCGACGTACGCCTCGAACTCCGCCGGCGTCATCCGCTCGCCCTGCATAAGCGCCAGTCCCTCGGCCCACCGCTCTGCCCGGCTCGCGTGCTTCACCTCGGTTGATTCGGTCGCCGCCGGCGCCGGCTCAGGGGTGGACACGATGTAGCACGCCATCTTGACCGCCGTTGCCGCGGCGATGCACTGCGCATGCTGCTTCGGGTCGGTCAATGCGGCGTCGCACGCCACCTGGGCGAGCGCGTAGGTTTCGTCGCACTGGGCCTTGGTCGGTCGCTGCACACCCCCACTGCCGCCGCTCTGGCAACCGCCGCCGGCGAGCACATACGCGGCGATCAGCACCAGGCAGAGCATGGGGAACAACACGAAATCCACGGCCTTGAGAGCGAGCCTCTTCATTGGAAATACCTCACGTGTCATACCGGTACGGCGCCAGTGCAACAAGCACGTAGCCCCGGGCCGATACCGCGACGTCGTACGCGCCATAGCCAGCGTCAGTCGCCGCGTAACTGTTCAGATTCACCGCGTCCGTCAGGTCAAACGACCGGCGGACCGCGCCCGTCAAACGATCCAGTTCGAACACCTCAGCCTTGACGGCGCTGGGTGTCCCGTTGTCGTCCCACCCGTCCACGCGGTTCGTGCCCACCACGACGTTTCCCGAGGTTGGGTCCACGTCGATTGCGTTCTGCTGCACCAGCCCGCGAAGGTCGGTTGACCACATGATCGCGCCGTCGCTCTCTCGCAGGCAGTACACGTTGGGCACTGCATTGCTGGGGCTGGGCCGGCGGCCGCCGCAGAAAATCCGGTCGCCGTCCGCCTTCAGGGCGTAGATGCTCGGCGCGTCGGAGTCCCGCCCGGGGTCACGCGCGCCGCCGACGATGCGGGGGATGTCGCAGTAGTACGTCCCGCCGTTCCACATGAACGTCCGCCGGTAACTCTGCGTGTCCACCTCCCAGACGAAGCCGTAGGTGCTGAGTGATCCCGTCACGGGCGCGATGTATGACGGCACGTTGAGCGTGCTTATTCCCGTCCACAGCGATGACAGCGCAATCTTGGCAACGCTGATAGCGGGAGAGCCGTTGGCGTTGGGCCGGTGGCTCGTGTTCGCGAGCGGGTTGTATCCGAACCCCTGATTGGTCCGCCCGATGTACACGTACTCCCCGTCCTCCGAAACATCCATCGCGTAGGCGATGCAGCCCCGGGGCCGCTGGATGCTGTACTCACTGAACCGGAAATGCCGGTGAAGTTCGTACGCGCCGTCGCCGTTCTGCGTGCCCTGGGGCATCGCAATCTCGGTGAGGTACGCCGAAATCGGCTCGGTCGTGTTCTCGCGATACAGCACCACCTCAGAGCGGACGAACTGCCCGAAGGCTTCCGCCGGGTTCGAGCTGTCAACCACCACGGGCCCGCTGATCGTGCTGGCACCGGTGGTCAGGACCAGGACGTACCCGATCCCGTTGCGCGTCACGCCCTTGATGCTCTGGAGTTCGTCCGACCAGGTCTGCCGCCGCCGCTCCAGGTAGGTCAGGTCATCGGCATCGAACACGTACACCCACGTCCCCGCAACGATGTACAGCCGCCCGGCGTGGCAGTGCATTTCATTGGGGAACAAGTCACCCTGTCCGCTGCCCGGGAGAGGCGTCGAATACCCCGGGTTCGCATCCACCGCGTACGCCTGATGGGTCGTGGTCCCCGTCGAGGCGTCGATTCGGTTGATGCCCACGATGTACACGTCCTGCGTCGTCAGGGTTGTGTTCTTGGTGATCGTGAGGAAGAAACCGATGTCGGTGTTGTCGGGGTCCCAGCAGCAGTTGAAGGCGCCAACGCCCCCGGGCCCGGTCGGCGGGGCCGCCACCGCCGGATCCCGCCGCGTGTCGTTGAAGGTGGCGCGGATCGTCCAGTCCGTGTCAAGGAGAACGCACTGGCCCCGAAAGAGCCCGGATTCCTTGCTGGTCCCGCTCGACACGACCGCCGCGGGCCCGATGTCCTGCCGCACGCTCTTGGGGACCACGCGAAGGGCCTGCACTGCCAGCCCGGCCCCCAGCGCCACGGCGGTAAGCCGGCTCGCGTGGGGCCGCTTGCCCATCCGCTTGCGCCCTCCGACCTGGATGGGGCGCATGTTCATCATCGCGCCCGGGGGGTTGGCGTCCCCGGGCGTATCGACGAACGGCTGGGCGTTGGTTAGCCCCCGCATCGGCGGGAGCAATCGTTTCTTCACGTTCGGCTCCCTGGGTCACTGGCCGCCGCTCAGGTCTGCGAGCGTGACGAGGTCGCGATGCCGCAGTGACGCCGGTAGCGGATGACCGAGGAGAGCATTTCGAGGTACAGGTTTGTGCCCACCGTCTGATCGGGAGCCAGCACGATCTGAACCGTGGTCAGCGGCTTGAGCAGCAGCTTTTGGGCCGCGCTGCACGCCGCGTACAGGTCGAAGGTGTACCAGGCGAATCCCTCTTCGGTCGCGTCGGCGTAGTCGGTGGCTCCGATGATGTTCGACACGACCGCCGCCAAGCTCTGAATGCTCGTCTCGGCTTCGTTGTGGAAGTACATTTGGGCCGTGAGCGCCAGATCGGTGTTTGCGGTCGCGGAGCCCGTCAGGTCGCGCACCCGGCACTTTGCCAGGAACTTGAGGACCGGGGCAAAGAGCGTGTCGTCCGCCGCCTGCTTGAACTGGCCGGGGAGCGCCAGATCCAGCCGCACGGTGTCGCTGGCGTCCGCGGTGTCATCCCAGATGATCCCGTTGAAGCTGGTCGCGATGGCGCCGACGCCGACGCCGCCGTCGGCCCGGGCAATGACGGTGGTTCCGTCACCCATGCGCCACATGGAATTGGAAACAACAAGATCCTCTTCCCAGCCGACGTCGGGGCGGGAATCGTGCATGACTCGTTCGATGGTGCTGGCGCTGAATCCGGGCATTGGCGTTACTCCAAGATGGTGCCGTAAGGTGGGTACACGATCGGGCCACTGCGTGAAGCGACCACGCGGGCCGTGTCGGGGTTCGTCAGTCGCTTGCCGCGCATGTCGCCGTCCCGGTCCTTCGCGAGGCTCAGGGCCGCCGCGGCGTTGCTCTGGTACTGCCCGTAGCCCTCGTCCTGGGGCCGCAGGAAGTTGGTCACCGCTTTGGCGATTACGGCATCGTCCATCCACTCGGGCCAGATCGGACGTTCCGCGTCATTGACCATGCGCGTCGGCATCACGCGAAACCGCGATGTCAGGACGTACGCCTGGTCGGGCTTCGGCCATACCAGCAACTCGATTCCGGGCCGGTCGCCGATGCCTACGCCCTCGATGGGACGCACCGCGCAATACTGGGGCGGGCCTTCAAAGTCCGGGGACCGGTCGGTCATGTCGACCAGCCGGTCAATGTGGGTATCGGTGACGATGCCGCCGCCGGACGTTCCTGCGGGGTACTTCCACGCGACCCGGCCGAACGGTGCACTGTTCACGCACGCGGGCAGCCGGTAGCGGGTGGGGTCCTCGTTCACGCTCATGGGGCCGTCCCCGTCGGGGCTGAGCGTGATGCTCAGCGTCGGTGACAGCCACGTCCACCGCCACGCGCCGGCAATCTGCCGCGCCGCGTCGTTAATCGCCCGTTCAATGCGGTCCTTCAGGTTGGGATCGGTCGGCGCCGTCGCCCGGTTATCGCTGCCGCTTCCCTGGGGCGCGACGTCAACGGCCTCGGCTACACGCAGCTTGAGGTCGCCGAAGGTCAGGGAAGTGTCATAACCGATCGCCATTCAATCCACCGCGGCAGACCAGGTGTGTTCCGGCGGTCCTGGGGGGTTCTTTCACCGCCGCGGGGGTGGGTTCAGATGATGTTGCCGAACTGGCACGCGATGGTGCCTTCTCCATTCGTGGTGAACGCTTCCTGAGCCACGCCGCAGTTCGCGAACGTGATCGTGGTTTGCTTCGTCAGCTTCCAGGAGCCGTTCGTGACTTCGAGCGTGTCACCGACCGCGATGTCGGTAGTTCCGTCCACGTGGCAGGAAATCGAGTCTGCATAGGAGCAGACCTTGATCCGGCCGCCCTTGCGCTGGGTGGCGCCGGAGCTGGTCCGCTCGTTCACTTCGCTGGGCACGGACGTAACCACGTACTTGCGTCCGTACAGAAAGTTGGTCTGCGGCTGGGTGACGTTGAGTTCATTCGTCTCGCCGTCAAAGCCGTAGGGGTCGATGACCACGACGTCCCCAACCTGAATGTCGTCGCTGATCGCAGACCGAGACCCGTTGGTGGCGTTGATGTTCTTCGCGGTGTAGTACGCGGTGATTTCCCGCGCTTCGCCGCCCGCATGATTCAGTACCTGAGAAACGCTCATTGCTCTGTCCCTTTCAGGCGGCCCAGTCGGGGCCGCGGTGTGGTTTGGTGATTCGTTGCGACCGCTCAGGGCTTAGAACGAGCCGTGGATGCGGAATCCGCACTGCCGGGGGTTGTTGGTGCAGAGGTTGCCCATGATGTCGATGGGCACCGTGAAGACGTTGTGGGCGTCGGGGTTCTGGACCGGGTCCGCTTCGTTCATCCAGAAGCCGGGGACCTTGAGCAGCATCCAGTGCGCCAGCCGCACCGCGTAGATGTCGATGGTCGCTACGCCGTCAAGCTGAGGCGTGCGGACGATGCGCGCCCCGTTGATGGTGTACTCCTGGAATGGGAAGAGGTCCCCGTCACGATCATCGGGGCCTTCATCAACCAGCGTCTTATACGACTCGTGATCGCTCTGGCTCATGAAGATGACGCAGTCGCCGGTCTTCTGCTCGCCCTTCAACATCGGCATCGCCCGGAAGTTGGTTTCTTCCATGGCGCGGCGGATCATGCGGGCCAGGTCCTTGCTGAAGCCCGAGGACCGGGTACCGACCCAGTTGCGCCAGCGTTCGGCGTTGACGTCGGTAGAGTCGATGTTCGCCACCGTGCCCGAGACCGAGGTATCACGGTAACGGATGTACGTGCCGTTGAACCCGCCCGTGGTGTCGGCGGTGTAGGAGCCGCCCGAGGTCATCGAGGGGCGCAGCCAGTACGGCAAACCCCAAAAGCTCTTGGTGTCGCTGGAGCTGTCGGGGGCGTTGAAAATGTCGTATTCGAGGTGGTTGGCGATGTCTTCGTAGTTCGCCGACCGCTCCGCGTTCAGGTGGTTGATGATCTGCACGTCCGAGCCGGCGTTGAGCTTGCGCTCGCGCAGGTCAAAGACGATGCCCTTGTTTTCCTTCGCCACATACTGGACGGCCATGTACTGCACCGGCGGGGCCTTCTGGGCGCTGGTGCCTTCGTACATGTTCACGCCGCGGGTGGCGCCGGTGTTGGCCTTGAGGCGTACGCGCTCTTCGTACTGCGTGCCTTCCGCGTCAGCCTTCTGCCCGCGCCAGATGAACTCCTCCATTCCCGCATACCGCTGGAGCTTGAGGGTTTCGACGAACGTCACCTTGCGCTGCTTCGCTCGCGTGGTGCGCAGGAGGTTCGTCAACTGTGCAATCGTCAGACCAGCCATTTTCAACTACTCCGAGTGGGTTCCTTGCGTTTCGGGTGGGTTCAAATCAGCGTCGGTTCGGGCGTGTGCCGTCCATGTCGTCCGGGTCGCCTTCGTCGGGCAGGGCCTCGCCACTGCCGCGGGGCACGATGCTCCGGGCCTTGTGGCGGCGCTCAACGGCGGCTTTGTCGGGTGTGGGTGCGGCCTTCTTCGCGGGGGCTTGCTTGCCGAGCATTTCGAGGACCGACCGCTCAGCAGCCGCTACCGCGTCCTGCGCGGTGAACTGGCGACCGTTGAAGGTCTGACCGGCCAGGCGGGAGAAGATCGACACGGCGGCGTCGTGAACCAGCCGCCGGACCTTGATCTGGTCGGCGGAAATGCGCCCGCTGCCGCGGTGCCCGTAGATGTCACGCTTGCCGCGCTCTGCGGCGGCGTCAAACAGCCCGTGCACGTGGGCTTCGTACTCGGCCGCCCGCTGCTGCTTCGCGGCCTTCTCGCTCTGCTCGCGGTCGGCCTTGGCCTTCTCTTCCATCGCACGAAGGCGCCCGGCCATGATCCGCATGGTTTTGGCGGTGGTCTCGTCTCCCGCCTCTTCCAGGGCTTCGATCGCGGCGTCAATGTCGTCAGCGGTCGCGCCGGCGGCGGCTGCCTTCGCGGCGGGTCGTGCCGGCTCGGGCTCGCCCTCGTCCACGCTCTCGACGAAATCAGGCTGCCGCGACTGCCCGGGCTTGGGGGCCTTGAAGGCCTCCATCACGGCGCGGTACTGATCGTCTGAAATCGTGATGTCGGCGGGCTGCTGCTCGGCGGGCTCGTCCTTGGTGTCGGGCTCGTCGGGAATCTCGTCGCCGGGGTCGGCGTCGGCCGCGGGCTCGGATCCGGTGACAACCTCGTCGGCGACCTGCGCAACCTCGTCGGCGTCAATCTGCCCGGTTTCCTCGGGTGCTTCCGCCGCCGGCTCGGTGACTTCGGGGGCTGGTTCGTTGGTGACGTCCGCCGCGGGGGCGGGGCGCGTCTCGGTGCCATCGTCGATGGTGGCGGACGCACGGCGCCGAGAGCCCGCGGCGGGGGCGTTCTTCGTGACGGGCTTTGCCTCGCGCGCCGGGGCCTCGGGGGATGCGTTGCTCGGTGTGGGCGTGACTACTCGCGGCATCGGAATCTCCGTGCCCGTCACGTTGCCATAACCCTACCGGGACCTTGCTACGCCGTCGCCTACCACTCGTGGTAGTTTTTCACGGTGCTTCGACGGGACGCCGGGGTTTGGCCCCGAACTCGCCGGGGTTGCGTCCCTGCGACTTGATGACCTCAGCCTTTCGCCGCATGTACCGCTTCTGCGTCTCGCGGTCGGGGAACCGGACCGTTCCGTCATCCTGGATGCACTGGCCCACGTCGGCGCCGTACGTCTTGCGGGCCTCGTCCACCTCGCCGGAGTGGAATCCCTCGGTGACGCTGATCTGCCGATCGCCGACAAATGCGCGATTGCCCACCGCAGGCACGCCCTTGCGGGCATAGTCCTGATTGGCGGGTTCGTTGCACGATGGGCACTTGAGCGAGCCGCATTCCCGCACGGGCGCGACGATGTCTCCGGTCCATCCACAGACAGTACAACGGGCGGGGTATTGAGGCATACGCCCGCCGTCAGCCGTTGAGCCGCCGGCGGGTGTGGGTGTTACTCACTTCACGTCGGCGAGCAGCTTTTCAATCTCGGTCTTCTGATGCTTGCCGGACGAACGCGCAAGCACGCGAATGCAGCCGATTGCCGCATTGCACACCATCTGCAGCGCGGTTCCGTCCGCCTTGGGCTTTGGCGCCACGCCGGCCGCAACGAATGGCATCCACTCGCACCAGCAGTACGGCTGATCTTTTTCCGCCTTGGCGGGAGCGGTCTTCAGCAGCATGGCGCGATTTTCTTCCGAAAGCGCGTCGTACATGGGCAGGGCGCACAAGGTTCGGTAGCCAATCCGCTCGAACGCGTGATCGTTGCAACTGTCGAGGATCACATTCACGTTTACGAGCTGCGTGCTGCCGCTGCACGTGCTCACCACGATGCCGGGGCGCGGACCTCCCCATTCGGTTGAGTACACGTGCACCATCCGGCCGACTGACGCCACTACCTTGCTTGTGTACGCGGGCTCAAACACCTGCTCCTGTCCTGTTTCGTTGCTCATGCTGTACCTCGGTTGAAATCACGGCCCGTTTAGGCGGGGACCGTTGCCGCCATATCGCTTCGAACATGATCGATCGGACGCGCCCCGGCGGTGGGGCGTGCCGCAGGGATTCCGGGCTGTGCCGGCTGGCCGGGCTGTCCCGGCATCGGCATTCCCGCCGCCTGCCGCGCAGCCATCGCCATCATGACGCCGCCCTGAGTGGGGAAAACGTCCTCGAGTTCGGGTATCGAGTATTCCTTGGCGAAGACCTCGACCAGCGCTGTGACGTCGCCGCCGAGCATCTGCACCGACTGCATGAACTGGGGGAGGGCGGTCATCAACTCACTGAGCCGCCGCATCTTGAGCGAGGGATCAATAGCGGTGTCGGCCACCGGGTCCACGTCCCAGAGGAAGTCTGCAAAGTCGCCTTCTTTCTGGGCCGCGTCGTACACCACGTCCACTTCGGCGCCGTTCTCCATCTTCACCGTAAAAGTCTGCTTCAGCCGCGGGTCCGTGTCCATGTACCACGCCAGCGACTTGACCACTTCGCGCAGGCCTTCCTGAATCAGCCCGCGCATGTCGGACAGCAGCACGTTCGCGTTGCCCTGGAGGTACGCGCTGGTGGTCGCGGTCTTCGACACGTCATCCGAGCCCGACAGAAGCTGCAGCGCACCGGTTTCGTTGTTGGCGTTGCTCTGGAGCCAGTCAAACGCGGGCACCATCGAGGCCAGCAGGCCGCCAGAATCCAGGGCGTTGACGGTCGTTGGGTCGCCCTTGAAAAACTCCTGATCGTCCGCTTCCTGCATTTCCATTGCGGTGTCTTCGCCCTCGGGCTTGTAGATGTAATGCCGCTTGGTCTTCAGAATCTGCCGCGTCATCTTGGTGGCCGCCGCACTCATGGCAAGGTGCATATCCAGGATCGACGCGCACGGCGACACCGGCATGGCGTTGTTGGGCAGGTCCTCGACGCTGACCAGCGTGAGCGGCGAGCCCTCCCGGCCTTCGTACTCGTGGGGCTCGCGCAGCCACTGCGACCGCTGGAGGCCCGCCAGCGTGCCCTCAAGCACGCGGTCCCCGGCGTAATAGATGACGTCCCACAGTTCGACCTTTTCATCCACGACCGACGCCCAATCCTCGCGGGCGCCCATGATCTTGTCACTGTCACCTCTGGCAATGTCCTCGCCGATGCGGGGCAGGCCCATCACCAAATCATGGTCGTAGATGTTCATGTCGAGAAGATCCTGCCGGGACACGCGGTATCGGAATGCCCTCCACGTGTCCTCAAGCGGATCCCGCGACTGGGGATCGCGTACGAAGTCGTCCAGGTCCACCCGCACCGCGTACGGCTGCCCGACGTCGAATACCTCGCCGTTGACGTCCAGGAGCGAACCGCCGGCGCGCAGACCGGTCCGCACAATGCCCAAGCCGCCCATGAGCACGTCCCGCACCACGAGCCGCCATGTCTTTGCAAGCCGGATCTGCTGGAGCAGGTGATCCAGCATCAACTCGCGCAGCCGCGCCTGCGAACGCAAGCCTGTGGTCTTCGGCGATACCTTCGCCTTGATGGTGGGCCCGCACAGGTTGGGCAGGTAGGTGCGGACGAACTGGCGCAGCAGATTCACGGGCCGTTTGACATCATCATCCCGGCGGGTGTAATCGGAATACTGCCCGTACCAGGGGCCCGCCGTCTCGGCCATCACGAACTTGCGCACCTCGCGGAATGGCGACATTCGCCGCCATGCCGGGCCCAGAATGGCGTCGCTGATCGTGCCCGCGTCGAGTTTTCGAATGGGGATGTCCGTAGGCACGTCGCGGTTCTCGCGTCGGACCGCCGGGACACGCCAGCATGATATACCCGCTCTCCCCTAGAAAGTGAGCTTGCGACGGCCCCGGCCCTTCTTGAGCACGCCCGACGCCTGCACGCGCGATCCGATAGACCCATGCGGGGGCTTGGGCGTCGGCGCCTTGACGCGCGGGGATCGCATGAACGCATCCCAGAGCAGCCCGTCCGCAATGGCCCGATCGCCGTGGGGAATCCGCGCAATGTCGGCCGCGGGGTCCACCGTCGCGGTGTGGGCCTCCAGCTTGCCCGTCTTGGTGTACCGGAAGGTGAGCAGCTCCGAAAGGGCGGTATCGCTGGGGTTCACGAACTTGCCGGACGCCAGCGCCGATCGGTAGCTTCCCAGCATGGTTTCTTTGGCCTGGGGCGAGTTGCGCCACCCGTACAGGCTCGGGTTCGACGGCCGAATGTCGCCGGGCTGCTGGCTCTCGTGGCAAAGCAGGGGGTACCCGAGGCGCAGCATTTCCCGGGCGAATAGCTCACCGCCGCCGCCGTTGATTTCGAACTGGATCAGCGCCGCGCCGTTGGGACCGCCCCACCAGTACCCCGCCAAGCACGCGACCTTGGCAAGCCGCTCGGGCGACAGCCCGGGGTACGCCAGTTCTGCAACCTTCGTGCGGGTCTCTGGGTTGCCCACCGAAATGACGCTGTTGGACGAGCCCACGCCGGCGCCGATGTCGATGCCGAAACACCATGGGACCGACTGGTCAGGCCGTGAGCCTTCGAGCTCCATCCACACCTGCCACGCGCCATCGTCCGGGCCTTTGTTCTGCCCAGGCTCCAGCCATTCGATCCGGTGGAGGTTCCGCCGCTTGATGACGGTTTCGAGGTCGTATTCCCCGGGCTCGCCCCGCACGCCGATGGATCCCACCATATCGGGCTCCCTCGCATCCTGATCACGCAGCCGGCGGACCAGGTCAATCGGGAAGAAGCCCGAGGCATTGCCTGCCGGAATCGCCATGTACTCCTGCTTCCACAGCCAATCGGGCATGGTCTTCCGCAGCCGCTTGATCTTCTCGAGTTCTTCCGCTGGCAAATACGGATTGTCAAAGGTGGTAGCGGTGTGGGCCGCCCAATCCTCTTCGTCGCCCGCCGTCGCTAGATCGAACTTCGCGTCAAAGTCCGGGCCGATGACGTTGGGCGTTGACAGCCACAGCGACCGCCCCCGAAAGTCCACCAGCGTCGGACGCCCCGCCCCGTCCCACCAGCGGCCCAGCGCCGGGATCATGCCCGCTTCGTCGATGACCACGAGGTGATATTTACGCGAGCGCCCAGCCTCAACGTTGTTATCCAGGTGCCAGCCTTCGAACACGCTCCCGTTGCGGAGCTTCATCCGGTGATCGGTGAGATTCGCGGTCGCGGTCGCGGCAGTGCAGCGGCTGGTGACTTCGTCCCAGGCCTCCCGCATGTATTTATACTCGGGCGCGAACCAGCCTACGTAGCGCCCCGGCGTGGCGAGCGTTTCGAGCGCCGCGATGATGCCGAGCTTGGTTTTACCGTAGCGGCGTCCGCACCGGACGACGAGGTGGCGCGTCGCGTCCGCGATGATGCGGGCTTGCCCTGGGTGAGGAGTGGGGCAGGTGATCGGAAGCTGGAGACCGGTGTTGTACACGCTTCGGCGGTGCCATCCCCCGCCGATGAATCATAACGCAGGCTCACGTTGATCTGTGTAAGCTGCATTTGCAGCTTCGCCACAATCTCCGGCGTCCCGTCCGTGTACTCCAGAACCCGCTGGGTTGCCCACCGGGCGGACTCGCTGAATGCGCCCGTCAGCGGGTTGCGCTCGCTCATCATTTCCGCGAGGTTCTTCAGAGCCCGTTCGCGGAAGGTCATCCCCAAAAGCTCGTGCTTTTCGTTCAGGAGTTCGACCAGCTCCCGCACCGCTTTGGTTGGCAGCCTGGGCATCAGTTGCGGATCCAGCGGGCGGTACGGCCCGTGCGGGTGCGGCGGCCGTTGATCTTGGTTTGCCAATCGACTTCGATGTCGAACGGTGACCCCGACCCGTCCCATGTGACGCTCAGGACGTCGCCGGGGGTGTGTCCTGACGCCGGGCACGCGGCCGTAAAGGTCTGGGTGGCCCCGCCCTTGGTCAAGGTCGCAGGCACCGACCCCACCGCTTCGAGGCCCCAGAGGGCGTCTGAGATGGTCGCAACAGCGCCTGTCAGGCCTCCGACCGTGAATACCCCGCTCTTGGTGCCCGCGTTCCAGGTGCCCACATCGACCGCGCCGCCGTCCGCGACGGCTTGCCCGTCAAAGGTGGCGCTGATAGTGGGGATGGGCTGGAGGGCACCCACGCACGCCGCGGCAGTCGCATCGGTCGAAACCCCGTGCCCCGCCGCATCCTTGGAGATGAGCGGATCAATCAACCTGCCCAGCAGCGTTGAGCCGGTGTCGGGTGTCCAGTCATTCGAGCCGGCGTTCACATAGACGCCCGTGTCGGTCGTGTAATCGATGCCGCCGCTGACCCAACCGAACGTCGCAGATTGGTAGTTGTCGAAGTTGTTGTGCCGCATATTGCACCCGTGCAGGGTGGCAAAGTTGCCGACGCGGAAGGGGTGCGGGCCGCAGGTAATCGAGCCGCTTCCGCTCGCTCCCGGATCGCTGGCCATGTCGTATGTCAGCACCGTCGAGGTAGCGCCAGCCTTCACCGCGAAGGTCCCGTTATACGCGGACTGGTTTGCACCAGCAACCACGATGACGTCCCCGACCGCGTACCCGTGCCCGCTGGTAATCGTCAGCGTTGCGACGGTTCCGGAGCGTGTCAGCGTGTTTACGGACTTGCCAAACTTCGTGCTCTTGATGTTGGTCTGGTAGCAGTCGTTTCCGATAATGAAAATGCCCTTGTGCACATACGAAGCGGTCCCGTAGTCGTTGTAGAACAGGTTGCAGCGTGATCCCGACGCGCCGCCGAGCACGGTGTTGTGCGCGAAAATCACATGCGTTGCAGCGCTGGCGGTATCGTCCCCCCACATGGACACGCACGCCCCCGTGCCTGAAGTCTTCTTGAGTCGATTCCCAAGGACCGACACGCCCGTCATGGCCGACGTGCCGAGCTTGAGGAGGTTCAGGCTTGCGTGCGTGGAGTCCAGGCAGGTGTTGAACTCGTAAATCAGCCCGTCCTGTGCTGGAGCCGCCGCGCCGCTGGCCTTCTGGTACACCGTGTTTCCAGCGAGGGCGCACGCGACGACGTAGTAGGCGTTGTTGATGCTCGAACCGGCAGAGCTGTCGGCCTCAAACGTCACGCCGTCCCAGCAGGTCGCGGAACGCGTTGTGCTGAAGGTGCCAAGCGTCCACTTCGGGACCGACAGATCACCCGAGACGTTCCGGAAATACGTCACGTCCGATTTGTAATGCACCGGCACACCCGCGCCAGTCGGGTTGCTCTGGCCGTTGCGGTCAAAGACGCAGCCGTCGAAATACAGGCAGTTGCCCGCGTCTTCGCCGTCCAGTGACGCATCCGCCGCCGATGGCTTGATGGTCAGGTTTCGGAACCGCAGCCGCTGGCACTTGTACGCCTTCGTGGTCGTGACCTGCACCGATACGCCCGTCGCGCCAGAATCAGCCTCCACAATCACCCATTCGGACGATGTGCGGCGGGAGAGCGCAGACCCCATGTTGTGGGTCGAGTTCGACACCATCAGCCGCACAATGTTGACGCCGGAAATGCTCACGGCCTTCGCGATGGTCGCGTAGGGGTTGCCGCTGGATCCGTCGCCCGTGCTGTCGTTGCCAGTTGTCGCGACGTACTTGATGGAGTCCAGGGCGCTGTTTTTGTCGCAGATGATGTCGAGCTGGTTCCAACCCAAGCATTCGTTTTGCTGGGTCGATCGCCCGTTCGTGTCCATGACCTGAGACGAGCCGCCGCGCTTGGGGTACACCCGCGCTCGCAGCCTGATCGTCTCGCCCTGGGTGTATCCCGACAGTGCGAACGTTGCCTGATGGGAAAGAGCGTACAGGCCCGTGCCGGTTCGCAGAGTCGCGGTCTGGGCCGTCACGGTTGACGTCAGCACCGCCGAACTCGTCTGCCCGGTCGCGTCCAGGACCACGCAATCAACGCCGCTTCCGTGCCGCGCGATGAACGCGGCCGTGAATGACGACTTGACCCGGTCGGCATGGATCACGCCGGCCCCGAAGTCCCAGTGACCAAACGCCGAGAAGTAGGCGAGCGTGCTGTTATTCGTGCAGGTCACCGCCGCCGCGGCCGCGCTGTTGTTGCCGCCGGAGCTTGCCCAGCCTGCCGCCGCCGTCAGCTTTGGGTCCGTGCCGCTGGTTCCAGCGCCGCCGTTCTTGTCGTTGTCGTGCACCTCGATCGACAGCCCGACGCGAACCACGAGGTTGCCGCTGATCGACCGGATGTCATCCGTAAACACCGTGGGTGATGCCGCCGGAAGCAGCGTTGCTCCACTGCTGCCTCCCGTCCAGGTGTGCGACGAGTCGGCCGTACCGAGGATGTTGTTGACGATCAGATACCCGCTGGTTGACCCCTGCCCCGCCCCGTAGACGCGAGCCGTTGCCCCGCTGGTGCTCTGGGTGATCAGTTCGCCGTCCGTGAACGTGCCGGTGAATGTCCCGGCCTGAATGCCGTAGGTGCCGTACGGCATTTCCGCGACTTTGACCCCGTAGGCGACCCAATCGGTAGTGCCCAGCACGCCGCCGCTGTAGCCCACGCTCTTGACGTCGAAGTAGAGTTTGGAGCCGGCCTTGGTCCCGGGAGTTCCGAAGTCGAACGCGGCCGATCCGAGCCAGCCTGCCCGCCCCTCGATGGTGACGTCCGCCGACCATCCATCGGCGCGAATCACAGCCGTTACGTCACCAGTCGCCATTTCAGACTCCCCGATTCCATCCAATCCAGAAATAACACTCGTCGCAGTGATCGCACCAGCCGTCGTGGTTCAGGTCCGCAGTCCCGGGCCAACAGTCCTCCCACGCGGCGTAGAAGTCGTACACGTCCTGCCCATCGACCCCGCCGTCGTGGTTGAAATCGCCGGTGTACGGCCAGTTGGGAACGAACGTGCATCCCTCACATTCGGGGATGTTGAAGGGAGGCTGATCGAGCTGCGTGACCTCAAACCCGGCGCGGATCATGGTGCAGACAAGCACAATACATGCAGCAATCGTCTTCATGGATTTTTCCTCAAGCGTCCCGATACCAGAAGGTCACGCCGGATGCGGCGCTCCCGCTCTCGCCCGATGGCAACGCGCACACCGGGTAGATTTCGATGTATGGATACCCCCAGGCGTCCACCGCGAAGGCGCCGTTTGAGCCGGCCAGTTCGCCGATTTCCATGAGCCCGGGGTCCGGAAGGTACGTGGTCCCGCCGATCACGTCACACATGGCCCACTTCGCCAGCGTGGGCGAGTTGCCCAGGCCGGGCACGTACAGGCTCGAGGACGGCGTCAGCACCGCGGCGTTGCCCTGCCCCTTGATGTACGCCAGCACGGTGCGGCGGTAAAAGATGTTCCCTGCTTCCGCGCACTCTTCAACGCCGAAGACGTAGCCCTCAAACCAAAGATCGGTCGGGTTGCTGGCGTGCCCCACCAGCGGCGTCAAGATCAGGTTGTACACCGGATCCCGCTCGATGACGTAGCAGCAGTTGGCCGCCGTCAGATCGCTCGACTGCGCGGGCTTGGTTGTCTTGGCCGCGATCGTCGCAATCACCGCCGCGTTGGTGTTGGTGCACACCTCGCGATTGCCCGCCACCGGCTTGGCCGGATACTGGGCCGCGCCCTGACTCCGGATTACTCCGACGTTTGATTTGAGGTAGTCCGGATAGGCCATGGCCGAGGCTCCACAGAGCCCCAGGACCGCCGGGAACGCCGATAGGATAGACCCGATGCCCCTGCCTCTCAACCGAAGGCCCCTCACGCCCGACGCGCTTGCGGCGTACCGGCGTCTGCAATCCACCACCGAATCGGCGATGATGGCCCTCATGGCGGGCAGTCCTGACTGCGCGTGGCTCCGGCACGCGATGGCCGAAGGCGCCGCACCTCAGTGCCTCGGGCTGTTCTGGTTGTTCCTGGGGGACACGGGCCGATGGCCCGCCGTCCTCTGGCTCGTCACCCGTGGCGAACGGCGCCGGGCGGTGCGGACCTACTGGGCTCCCCGCGGTGGCTGGGCGTGCGAAACGCAGTACACGGATGCCGTGGTCTGGTCGCAGTACGCTGGCAATCCCGCGGAGCGTCCGAGCCTGCTGGCGGGTCACGACCTCACACCCGCACAAGCTGAGCCCGCACAGCCGCCCGCACCAGGACGGCGCGGCGAGTCACATTCAAGTGCCGCTTGATGGCGCGAATGTGATAACGCACGGTTGATTCGCTGCGCCGCATCGCCTGCGCTATCTCTCCGTCATACAGGCCCTCTCCAATCATTCGGAGGATGATCCGTTCGGAGCTGGTCAACTGCCGCAGGAGCGAAGCGTCCGGGATGTACGGTTCCGGCGTCACTTGGCGGCGGCCCTCTTGCCCCGGCGCTCACGGCGTTCCCGGCGGATCTGGGCGTCGGTGGGCGTGTCGGGTCCTGCCGCCGGCGCGGTGCGAAGCTGGGCCGCCAGCTCCCGACCGTCGCGAGACAGGCCCCAGCGGCGGCCCGCTGTCGGGTCGCGTTCGATCAACCCGAGGTTGTTCAGCCGCTCCATCGCGCTGATGGAGTGGGCCCCCATCGTCTGCGTGATGTAGTCGGCAATGACCTCCTGACCGATGTACTTCCCCTCGCTGTCCAGGTACCGCACAATGGCGGAATCGACCGCCCGGTCCTTGGTCTGCATCGTCGCCACCAGTTGCGCATTGCTCATGGGCGTTATTGTTCCGTTCTTTTGTCAGCGGTGACTATCAACGTTGGTAATATCTGGCGTCGGAAACTCGTCCAGCACGATTCGTACCCACGCCTTCAGCGTGTCGTCATACACGCTTTGGGGTTCCCCGTAGGTCGCCGCCCTTGCCCCCTCGCACACCGCCATGAGGGCGTGCAGCTGCTGCCCGGCGTCCACCGTCAGGACCTTGAGGGCGTGCCAGAGGGCCGTTAATGCGTGCAGTTCGGCTCCTTTGCACAGGTACGCCTGATCCCGGACGGCCCGCACTTCCTTGGCGCCGCACGCTATGGCGGGGCTACACAGCATGATGTGACTCTCCTGTCCGGCGATCCACCGCCGCAGGGTTGGGTCGAGGGCCCCGTAACGCTCCGGGGACAGCCGGACCCATAGGACAGGCCGCAGCATCCGCGCCAGCACGAGCAGGATCATCAGGCGGACGCCGTCACACGGCTTGGTGTCCTTGGCAGCATGCCAGAGCATGTAATCGGCCCGGTGTCCGTTCCTCCAGGCCGCCAGCAGGTCCGGGTACTGGCTCAGGTGGGACGCCGACCCCACGCACGCGCCAGATTGCTCGATGAATCTCAGCCAGTCCCACGCCTTTTCAGTCTGCACCATGTGCCGCCTCCACTTTGGCCCGCTCCGGCCCTACCGCCTTCACTGTCTCGCCCAGCCGCACCCGCCGCCCGTCGCAGGTGTGCACAACCTCGCCGGCGCCGTCCTCGCTCACCGCCGCCACCCCGTGGCACAGCCGGCGGTGCCCGCCCTTGTCCTGATCGTCCCTCGCGGACGCTAACGCCTCGTCAGCCGTCTCGAACCGCCTGCCGCCCGCCGACATGCAGACGTCCGGCTCGTCCAGCACCCGCCAGCAGACCTTGTAGAAAATCGTCATTGCGTCACTCCGGGGCGTCCCGCCCGCTTTGCATTCTCGACCCATCGCTGTTGCTGCCGCCGTTTGTTCGCTTCCCGCGCCTCCTCGGTCTTTTCCCGGTTGTAACAGGTCAGGCACTCCCGGGGCGCCAGTGGTTCGGCCCCGTCCATGTCGATCCTGCCATCCTGAAGCACCTTCGCCCGGGTCAGCATCAGCACCAAGCCTGCACACTTCGGGCACGCGACTTCAACCAGCACATGCGCATAACGGATCATGGCTTTGCCTCCTGGGGCGTTTCCTCGAGGTCGCGAACGACCTTGAGTTTGACCATGTGCTTTTCCTTGGACTCCACCGGGCGAAGCACGCAAGTTCTGGGGTGGACCATCTCGGGCACCTGGGAGCCGTCCGCGGCGGTCACCCACCGCTCCGGTCCGAACCTCACAGTGAACTCACGATCCGAGACAGTCGGCGCCGGCCCGGTTCCACGCTGGATGAACCCCGTTACCGTGCACGAACCGGGCGAGGCGGTCCGCCTTAGGCACATGTCCGCGCCGTTGCAGGCGTTCACGAGCTGCGACGGATGCACAAGGAAAAACGTCGCGCGGAGGTGCCAGCGGTACTTTGGTGCGCTCATCGTCCCCTCCATCGCCTTGCCAGCTTGCGGGAGATCAGGTTGTGCACGTAAATGAAAACGCTGAATATGGCCCACCACATGAAACAGTCGCGGACAAAGTCGCTCATGACTTCACCTCCTCACTGCGGATGCCGCGCTCGATCAGGTTCGCCAGCGCGCCAGCGAGAACACACAGCCGTGCGTCTTCCGGGGTCATTGATTCGTGGACCATCGCGACGGCCACAAGCTGAAAAGTGTCGCACTGGATTCCGATTTCTTCCCACCTGTACCTTGACACTGTGATTGGGTCCATATCTTGAACCGGCACAAGGTGCTCATGTTTCACGCGCTTCGACGGATCACGAAACTTGTGAATAACAAGAAACGGCACGCACAGAGCGGGGTCGATGCGGACGACGCGCCCGGCGTACGGGCCTCCAACACAGACGGCAGAAACCAGGCTCATGGCTTCACCTCCCTGCACGCCTTTCGCATTTTGGCAATCGCGTCATCGAGAACGAAACACGCCTTTCGTTCTGGTGCAATCATGCTCGACTCGCGATAATCCTCCGCGATCGCAACGCACTTCTCCAACGCGGCTTTGGTCGCCCGCTTCTCCGCGGCGCGGATGGCGCGGCGGATGGCGGCGCGTGCTTTTGGCAACTCGGGGTAGGTCGTGTACGTGTACTTGTTGGCAATCCGCTCCGCCGCGTCCGGTTTCTTGGGCTTCTTCACAGCTTCACCTCTTGGTCCCTTCGCTCATCTTCCGCCATGCAGCACGCAACCGCAAGGCGGTACAGGTCGGTCTTGGGGTCGTTGGTGTCGGGGATCGCAAGCGGCCAGCCGTTGAAATGCACGGGCTTCCATTCGGTGTAGCTTCCTGTGCTGTCCTGCCACGACACCTGCACATACGCTCGCCACTCCCATCGGCGCAGCGTTGGGCAACATGACCGCTCCCACCTCACGCCCTCCGGCATCGCCGCGTGTGCGCCGTCGAGGGTGGGCGGGTAGGGGTGGTTTGTCGCATTGGCCACGTACTTGCCATCCGACTTGCGGCACCAGTACCACGCGCGGACCTCGCAGTAGGTGTCACGCATCCAATCGCGCAACTCGTCCAAAGTCATGGTGAGGGGGTCAGGGCGTGACATGGTGGTCCTTTCTCGCCTTTTCGATCGCCCGCAGCGAAGTCGCATAGTCCAGTGCGTACGGACTCGTGGTGTTGGTGGGTGGAGTGAGGTGACTCATTGCAGTCCTGAGCGCTGCCTGTGCCTCGTCTAGTTTCGCTTCCAGCTCGAGGATGCGGGATTGCCAGTCGTGGGCGTTGTAGCTGGCAAGTTTTTCGAGAACACGATTGCATATGCCTCTGGTCGCGGCGCACTTTGGGTCCAGGCGGTGAGAAAACACGGAACGGTGTGCATTCCACGGATGCCCGCACGCCATGCAGTGGGTGCCGTCGATGGGTACGTCAGGCATCGGTCCTCGCCTTCTCCGCTGCTTCGCGGGTGCTGTAGCACTCGGCTGCTACGAACAAATCTTCGGCACCGCATTCGTCGCACTGGTGAGACTCTGCCGCACACGCCGCGCCTATGACCTTTCCAGAACAATCCCACGCATACACCGTCGGCGCTTCAATGCCAAATACATACCCGTCCGCCGTCAGCGGTAGCTTTCCCAACACGCCACGCACGCACGGCACCTCGCCCGTGCAGTCGATGGCGCCACGGAGCTTCTGCGCTTCGGCGAGGAGCTTGGCGGCTTCGGAGTTCTCGCGGGCCTGGGCGAGTGCGGTGGCTATGGCCTCCTCAAGCACGCACGACAGGCCGTACATGCTTCCTTTCCCATAGACCAGTTCCTCGGCCTTTGCCTTGTCCGCCGGTGTCGGTTTGGGTTGGTTCATTTGGTCCTTCCTGCTGGTGTCTCACCGCAAACAAGAGAACAGAGTTGCGAACGCATACGCCGCCACCAACGGGTCCACTCCATTTCCCCCGATGCGGAGCAGATCGCTCGCGGAGTAGGCCATCTCATCAACCACCACTGAAATATCGGGTTCAACCGCGACGGCGTTGGAGGGGTCCAGACCAGCCACAAAGAGCTCAGTCCACGCTCGCAAGGCGCGAGCAGTTCCGCCGATTCGCTCTCCGAGAGATGCCAGCGTTGCTCGATCGCTTTTCGCGTATCTGGCCAGTTCGACGTCGAAGATCGGCCGTCCGGGCGGACAAAGTGGCCGGCAGAGTTGGCAAGCGCATCCATCGGGACGTCGGCACCGCGCTGGGTCTCGCCCTTGGCATCGCGGGCCTTGGGGGTGGGCCACGGCGTCACCGCCCTTGTCAGCGTCACCATGTTCGCATTGGGGCTTCCCGCCTGCTCGGAGTCCTGCGCCATCGCCGTCGGCCACTGCGCCGCCCCGCACAGCGTCAGCGTAATCCCGCTTGCTCCCGTAGAGTCTCCTTTGTTGTACTGATAGGTTGAGTGTCTGCTGTTGCCAGCACAGGCCGTCGGCCACTGCGCCGCCTGGGTCTGTAGGTCGATGCCCGTTGAACTCCCCCTGGTGCTCTCCTTGCTCTCCGTGCTCTCCTTGCCGCGCTGGCACGTGTTCGGCGTCGCCCACTGTTGCACCTGCATCGCCAACGGCGTCCCCATTCCATTGCCGTTGCTGTTCCGTGCCAGGTTTCGCGATCGCCGCGCCTCGAACGAGTCCACTGATTCTCCGTAGTTCATCGATCGCGCATCGGCGGTAGACCATGCAGAACCCACGCTCTCTTCCATGCGACCCGCCAACGTCGCCACTCGCGCAGAAGAACGGCGGCGCGATGTCGTAACCCATTCTGCAAAGTTCCTCACCAAATCGTTGAAAATGCCCGTCTGTCCACCACTCAGGAACATTCTCGAAGAATCCCAGGGCGGGACGACACTCGTCATAGACTCGGATGGTGTGGGGCAGCGGTCCGCCGCCGTCCCCGTGGCTCCGGTGATCGTCGTTTCCTCTCCGCTTTCCCGCGGCCGAGTAAGGTTGGCACGGTGGGCTTGCGATGAGCAGGTCAACGAATCCCCGCAGAGGACGGGCGTCCAGGTCGGCGATGCTGCCGTGCCAAATAGGCGCCGGTTCCAGGGTCTTTGCTTCCATCCGTGCCAGGAGAATGGACGCCGCTGCGGCGTCCCACTCAGCGTAACCCACGGCTCTACATCGAAGTCCGAGTACAGACAGGGCAAGCTGGACGGACGTGTCGAGCATTCCGGAGCCTGTGAACAAACTGAAAAGGTTGATGGAATCAGCCACACGCCGCCCACGCTCCTTTCAGCACCACGCCCACCACGTACCCCAGGACGATCCCAACGACCAACCCAACCCACACGGGCCAGTTGCGCACCCAGAACCCGCGCGTTTCGCGGATGAGCATGGGTTTCGCGTCGCGGATGATGTTGCCGCGGTCGTCGATGTAGCACCCCTCGGGCGCACACCGCTTGCCGTTCTTCCACACCAGCGGCGCGACGTCGGGGGAGAGGTCGGAGCGGAGTACGCGGGGGTCAACCACTGGAGGACTCCTTTGCGGCCTTTATTGCCGCGGCACAGGTTGGGTTGTCCAATACTCGTATCCATCTAATGTCCAGATTTGTGTCCTTTATTGGAGGAACCGCCTCCGCGTATGCTGCCAACACCGCCACGGCTTCCCGCTCTTTCTCCAGTTGGGATTCGAGGTCGCGGATGCGGGCCTCCTGTGATGGCGCTTCAAGCGGCACGCGGTCGCCGCTTGCAAACTCCACGTATTCAACCGTGTATCGGTTTGCGCCGGTGTTGCACAGATAGTCATGCGTGACCACTTCACCGCGCTCGAACATTTCGTCCCGGTTGCAGTCACACCCGAAGTTTCCATCGGTCCATAAGAACTCGCAGCCGTCGCCCCATTCGTCCATTGCGACACGCCTGCACTCGCCCGTCTGGCGGTCGCGTAGAACTACCGAGTAGTTCATGCCGTTGTATTTGGTCAGGTCCTCACCCATTGCCATCCTCCACAGTGAAAGTGATTTCAACGCGCGGGTTCTTTGGGTCGTGGTCAAACTCCATCGACCTTGGCGCAAAAACCTTGTCGTTGCACTCCATCTGCCGCGCCGCCGCATCCAGCGTTGTTTTCAAGGTCGCCCACGCGTTATCTTGGTCGATCTTGAGAGCGATGCGCGTCTTCCCGAACCACTTCGCGTCGAGGTAGATCCAAGTTGCGCCCACGCCCCAGCCTGTGCCGCCAGCGTTGTGCGTTTCGATCGCTGCTGACTCGCGTATCTTGACCTTCGCGCGTTCCTTGGCAGCCCAGTGCGCTTGGATGTTCGGTGACAAGATCCGCGGCGGCACCGCGAACGTGCAGGTGATGGACTTCATTTCGCCTCCCACAGTGGAACCTCAATCGGTTTCCGCTTCGACGCCTCGCGCCGGTGTTGACGCAGCACAGCTTGGCACGACGCGACCACTCGCGCGAT